ATGTCGTAGCTCGTTGTTGACGTGGTCAACTGAGTGTGTACAGGATTTTGGCTTTTCACCAGCAAAACATCATGTGTTATTAATAGAATGCTTGGAAGAAGTAATTAAAGGTAATATTGATAGATTAATGGTATTTATGCCACCAGGCAGTGCTAAATCAACATACGTTAGTGAATTGCTACCGCCTTTCTGGTTTAATAAATTCCCACATTCTTCTGTTATTGGCTGTTCACATACTGGTGAATTAGCTGAGCGCTTCGGGCGCAAAGTACGAAATAAAATTCTCCTTAAATCTGATGTCTTAGGATATTCCTTAGATGAATCTAACAGAGCAGCTTCACGTTGGGAAACAACTACAGGAGGTGAATATTTTGCAGCTGGTGTTGGAGGTGCAATTACAGGTAGAAGAGCTGACCTTGCAATTATCGACGATCCAGTTAAGTCTAGAGAAGAAGCTGAATCAGAACTTATCAGAGAAAAGACATTTGAGTGGTACAAAAGTGATCTTATTACTCGATTAAAGCCTGATGCGCGCGTCATATTAATACAGACGCGCTGGCATATAGATGATCTAGGAGGCAAACTTCTCCATGAGATGGAGAAAGGTGGAGATCAGTGGTATATAATCAACCTTCCTGCATTTGCCATGCCAGATGATCCGATGAAGCGCCCCGTAAATGAACCTCTTTGGCCAGAATGGGAAAATAAAGAGGCGCTGGAAAGAAAACGAACGATCATAGGCCATAGAGATTTTGAAGCTTTATATCAACAAAATCCGCAGCCTCCTGGTGGTATCTTCTTTCAAGAAGCTGATTTATTGGTTAATGGCGCGCCTGTTAATTATCCTGAGTGGTGTAGTTGTGTATACGCTACTATTGACACCGGCATCAAGACTTCATCAAAACATGATGCAACTGGATGCATATATTGGGCACATAATGAATATGCTGATGAGGGGCATATTCCATTAATTATTCTAGATTATGAGCTTATACAAGTTCCTGCCGATTTATTGATTGACTGGATTCCTAATATATTCAATCGTCTTGAGGAATTAGCTAAGGAATGCCACGCCATTAAAGGTTCAGCTGGACCTTTAATTGAAGATAAAGGATCTGGTACCGTTCTTCTTCAACAGTGCAGTCGCAGAGATAGATTCGCAACTGCCATTGATGTTAAGTTGGTACAATTAGGGAAAGACGCGCGCTGCTTGAATATCAGTGGATATGTTTCTTCAGGTAAAGTTAAATATTCAGAATATGCACATAAGAAAACAATTGATTTCAAGGGGCGCCACGCAAATCATATGCTCAAGCAGATTCACACCTTTAACATGGGTGTGAAAGACCAAGAGGATGACCTTGTAGATTGCTTCACCTATGGGGTTGCATCTTCCTTGGGTAACATAGACCTATGGTAAACTTGAAGCTCATTTAAGGAGGATAAAGCAATGGCAGGACGTAGAGTTATCATCGTTGGTGAAGTCTATGATGCGGACCTTCACGTTGGAGGCGGGCCAATGCCTGGTGGCCCTGGTGGACCTCCTTTAGGCACATGGGGTGGGGATGCGCCTTGGCCTGGGTATGCAACACCGCCGATTGCGCCGGGTGGACCTCCACCGTGGGTTAGTCATCCTATTCCTCCGGTAGTGTGGCCGAACCCGCCTGGCGCACGACCACCAGGTGGACCGCCACTTGGGACTTGGGGCGGCGATGCTCCGTGGCCGGGATATGCTACACCGCCGATTGCGCCAGGTGGCCCGCCGCCGCACGTCGAACACCCGATTGTCCTTCCGCCTGGTATTTGGCCAAATCCGCCAGAAGGGATTGCTCCAATCCCTGAGCACCCAATTGTGATTCCGCCCCCGGCCGGAACCACCGGGCCTCAACTTGAGGTCAAGATCGGGTGGACGGCGACAACTGGTTGGTTTGTGGTGTTGGTTCCTACTGGAACAGTGCCAACTCCATCGACCTAATATACTTGAAGCTTGGCACGAATAAGTCATCAGCTAGTCTTTCCTCCCACTGACTAGCTGGTGACGAGTGCTCCGTTTTCAGGGAATGTTAGAGCCTCGTGCCACTTTTCAAGAGTATTTAAATGGCCGAAGCCGTAATAGAACAAGGCGCAAATGATTTTGGCACGTCTTTATTAGGCTCGCCCCTAATGAAGATTTTGATGTCAGATAATATTGAACTTGGCTCTAGCGCGTCTTATGAGCTTTGCAAATTAATTTATTCTTATCATCCTTTAGGCGCAAAATTAGTTGACGTACCTGTTCAATTAGCGCAATCACAAGGTAGGCGAGTAAATATTCCTGGCCCGGCAGAAGATAGAGTCAGGAAAGCATATTTCGATGAGTGGCAAAAAATAGATGCTGATCGAGTTATTGCTAATTGTGTACGATTGGCGCGCATCTATGGTATTTCTTCAATAGCTTGTGTTGTAAAGGGTGAAGATCCAACAAAACCGTTAGATTATGCTACATTGGGAGATAAAAAATTAACATTTAACGTATTCGATCCACTTAATACAGCTGGTTCATTGGTTCTTAATCAAGATCCAAATAGTATTCTATTTTTAAAGCCTATTACAATTCAAGTTCAAGGGCAACCTTATCATCCTACGCGCACTGTAATACATATGAATGAAGATCCAATTTATTTGGATTTTACTACTTCTGCTTGGGGCTATGTCGGCCGATCTGTATACCAAAGAGCATTATATCCATTAAAATCTTTCCTACAATCTATGATTACAGATGATTTAGTCACTAAGAAAGCTGGTCTTATCGTTGCAAAATTAAAACCACCAGGATCTATTATCAATAATGTAATGCAGCAGGTAGCTGGTATTAAGCGTCAAATGCTAAAAAGTGCCATTGTTGGAAGTATTTTGAATATCGGAATAGAAGAAGAAATAGAGTCACTAAATTTGCAAAATATCGATACAAGCGCGCGCAGCGCGAGAAAGAATATACTTGAAAACATAGCAGCAGCAGCTGGAATGCCAGCAAAATTAGTAAATTCAGAGACATTAGCTGTTGCCTTTGCTGAAGGTGAGGAAGATGCAAAGGCAATAGCGCGCTTCATAGACAAATTACGTGAATCTATGCAGCCTTTGTATGATTATTTTAATAGAATTGTCCAATTTAGGGCGTGGAATATTGATTTTTACAATACTATCAAGGCAGATTATGAAGAATATAAAGGAAAATCATATAATGAAGCTCTTATGGAGTGGAGTAATCATTTCTTCTCTGCTTGGCCTAGCTTATTAACAGAACCTGATTCAGAAAAGATTAAAGTAGCCAATGTTAAATTGCGCGCGATTATAGCATTATTGGATACTCTATTGCCTATGGCCGATCCAGTTAGTAAAGAGTTACTAATTGAATCAGCAGTTGATAATTTTAATGATATGAAGATATTATTTCCGACGCCATTTAAGATTGATGCTGCAAAAATGGCGAAATATTCTGAAGAACAAGTTCAACAACAACAAGAAATGGGTCAAAAACCTGGGCAACAACCTGGTGGTAGTAGTGGTAGTGGATTTAAGGCAGCTAAAAAGCCATTTGGTGGATCGCATTTTGGATCAGGCGGCGGTACTTCAGTATCTATTAAAACTGATGCAGTAGATGAGGCTGTGGTAGATTTAGTTAATGAAATAGAAAGTAGAAAGAAACGCATAGATGACACTCTTACAAAGGTGCAATCATGACCGATCCGCAAAAAACTCCTCCTGTAAAGAAAGAAATACCAGCATTACCGCCACCAGTGCAGCTAGAACAAGAGCCTAATGGGATGTGGGTATATTGGCAAGATGCTTGGCAATACGGTACAGGAATTACAAAGAATGGTATTATGCCTGTTCATGCAACTACACGCGAACAGGCTGAAGCATATGTAAATAATCTTCATCCGGGTTCTTTTCCAGAAAAAATTGAAAAAGTACAGAAATAATGCCACTTGAATCTGGAAGTTCCCAAGAAACTATTAGTAAAAATATTGCGACTGAGATACGCGCTGGGAAATCAAAAGAACAAGCTGCTGCCATCGCTTATTCTAAGGCAAGAGGTGATGTAATGTCGTCAGATGCCGAAAAATTAGATCAGATTGTATCGAAAACTGATTCTCTCTCTAAGAGAATGGATGCTTTTATGGCCCGTCGCAGATTGCGGCAGGATGCCACTAGAAAGCAAATGGCCGATGCTAGAATAGCGAAAGATACGAAAAAACTTGATACTCTAAAAGATACACAGATCGATCCTGGCTCTTTGAGCAAAAGAAATATTGAAACACAATGACAGAGAAATGCTCTGGCATACTTTTTATTACTAAAGATGGGAAAGGTTTATTTCTCAAGCGCGCCGACAATTATGGGCCTAAGCAATATCGCGGTTTGTGGGGCCTCCCTGGTGGGCATTTAAAAGATGGGGAAACCCATGAACAAGCTGCTATACGCGAGACCATCGAGGAAACAGGAGAAAGGCCGAAAGGAAAATTATTTGAGATTAATAGACAAGTTACTAAAATGGTGGGAGACGATGAGGAATTATCTGCGGAAATTGATTACTTAACATATGCACAAATACTTGAACATGAATATATTCCGAAATTAAATAAAGAACATACAGAATTTATTTGGGCGCCGCTAGGATCGCCGCCAGATCCTATACATCCTGGTTTAGCTATAACAATAAAGAAATTAACTGCCGATGAATTAGAAATAGCAGAAATGATACTCCGTGGCGATATTTCCTCGCCGCAAAAATATATGAACATTTGGCTATTTGATATTCGTGTAACAGGAACTGGATTATCTTATAGATCAGGTTTAGATGAATATGTATGGCGCGATAATTCACTTTATTTGAATGAAAGATTTTTAAAGCGTTGTCAAGGTTTGCCTATTGTTTTTGAGCATCCTAAATCTGCAACATTGAATACAAAAGAATATGTCGAGCGCAATATTGGTTCTGTATTTTTACCATATATTAAAGGCGATGAAGTTTGGGCGATAGTTAAGATTTGGGATGATTTCGCTGCTAGAATTATGAAAGAAAATATTCTTTCTACATCTCCAGCGGTGGTTTTAACTGGCAACGATAAGTATTTTAAAACTAATGATGATGGTGTATTACTAGTTGAAGGAAAGCCAAAACTATTAGATCATTTGGCAATATGTCAAGCTGGAGTATGGGATAAAAGTGGACCGCCGAAAGGCATCTCAGCAGTTACAACAGGAGATTTGGTTATGGCTGATGAAGACGATAAGGCTGCTGCTTTGGAAGCGGCCCGTAAGACAGACGCATTGAAAGTTTCTGTTGATGCAGCAGAAAAAGCGAAAGCTGATGCAGCAGCAAAAGCTAAAAAAGATGCTGATGAATCAGAATTTAAAGCATCTGGTGGCGGCGGCGGTTCTGGAGAATTGATTGACAAGACATTAAAGTGTCTTGATTCTATTAGTTCTCGAATGGATGCTTTTGAAGCATCCGAAAAAGAGCGCGAAGCCAAAAGAGCTGATAAAAAAGCTCGAAAAGATGCGAGGCGCGCCCAAAAAGATTCTACTGAAGCTCAAAAGGCAGATCAAGCGAAGAAGGATGCTGAAGAAAAAGCGAAGAAGGATGCTGAAGAAAAATCAAAAGCTGATGCAAAGGCAAAAGCCGATGCTGAAACTGAGGTACGAAAGCGTATTGCTGACGTAGAAGCTCGCCTTCCTAAGCAAATGACAGATGCTGATTACTCTGCTGTTGCTGATACGCAAGCAAGGGCAGATCGCATTTGTCTTATGCATGGGTCGCGTGCTTCGAGACCATTAGATGGCGAAACTCATTTCGCTTATCGTCGGCGCCTAGCTACTGGCTTGAAAGATCATTCTCCGGCGTGGAAGAATATTGATCTAGCTCTTATTACTGACGAAGCAGCATTCACAAATATTGAACGAACGATTTATGCGGATGCTGAGAATGCTGGATTGCATCCAGTTGCGCCGGCTGAAGATTATCTCCGAGAAATTATCAACGAAGATGTTACTGGTCGAAAGATTTCAACATTTGTTGGGCGTCCTTCAGCTTGGATGAATCAATTTGCGCCTAATCGACGTAGATTGATTGGCATTCGTAATCACTAACAATAATTAAAGAGCTTTAGATTATTTCTGAAGCTCTTTAGGAGGTCTTTCCATGGTCGCAAGTTTAACACTTAACCCAATGGCAACTACCAATGCCGCTGGTGGTTTTGCCATTACTCTTGACGGATATATTCAAGGAATGGCAGAAGATGATCCTGCTGTTCGATTTCAGTTGACTGGCGGTCAGCTTGCATCGACTGAAACGTTACCGATGTTTGGAGGTATTCCGATCGGTGAATATCTTCCTGCGGTAACTGTTGATCCATCTCTGAAAACTAGTATTGTGCGCGCGACAAGTGCTGCAACTTGTACTGGATTTTCTGTCTTTAACCAAGATCACGCAATGATTAATACTCCACAAAGTCCTGTTCCTCAAGGCTTATCTGGTGGACTTGTTAATCTTTATAGATTTGGAAGTAACGCTCGTATTCCTGTAACGATGGATCCAGCGATGATTGCTGGATTGCCAGCATCGATTATTGCTCCTACTGCTCTTTATTGGGATCCAGTTAATCAAAGAGTTACTCTTGTTACTACTAGTAACTGGGCTCTACCTGTTGCTATTAAACTTATTGGCTATAATGCTGGTAATTCTATGACCGTGTCTTACAATGCTGGTACTGGAGCTGCAACTTGGGTACGCAACGGTAATTGCGCCCTATTACAAATCTAAACCAGATATTCGACCATCGGAAGGAACTCTCAATCAAAGGTGAACTAAAATGCCTAATATTTCTTCAGCATTTGCTGTAGTTAACCCGTCCTATGTGGAACCGGGTATTATCTTGCCCTATGTGCAAGCGTCTGGTGCTTTCGATACTCTCGCTAATGGCGAACCTCTTGTAAGGCTTGGTGAGGGTGATCTTTTCGTTTATATGAAGCGCATCGATGTGCGTACTCGCATGGCAGCTGGCCAAGCAGCATACAATATGTTGCCTAGTGTCAGTGTAGCTATGTCGATGATTAGTACGCCAAGTTATTTGATTCGTGTACGCGCGGAGTATGATCATCACGATACTGCATCACTAAATAATTGGGGTGTTAATATTGTTGATGCTCAACGATTAGGTATGAGACAAGGTCATTTCCAACTTTCTAGGAATGCTTTGTTATATGGTTTTAATCCTGCTAATGGTGAAGGTCTCGCCAATGCGCAGGGCGCCACAGCAGTTACATTGCCTGCTGATAGTAATGCGAATACTACAATTGTGACTTATGATAATGGTGAACTCGGTGTTTGGTTACTAACACAAATTAGTGCATTGAAGACACGTTGTAATCAACTTGGTATTGGTAGAACATTTGTTATTCTTGGACCGCAGCGTACTCTTGCTGCTATGGAATATCAAAATATTGTTCAACTTGTGCAATTTCAACGTCAAGGTGCCGGTTCGACTACTACCGCAGGTTTGATTAAAGATGTTGTAGCTATGAATGAAGATGATATTATTTGGGTTTATGATGATACTCTAGTAGGTAGGGGCACTGGTGGTGGTAATAACGATATGGTTCTATTGATTATGCCAGAAGTTAAAAAGCCATCAGGAGGTAAAATCAATACAAATGAGATTGCAAAACTTGCCCCTGGTATCGAGGCTTGCACTCTTATGTATTGTGATATGGCTGCGCCAAAGGAAATTCCTACTCCACTTGCTGGTGGTGCCATTGATGTTCTGTCTGAGTGGCGCATCACAAGTGGTTGGGGTGTTCGCCCTGAAGCTATCACGGTTATGACTATGTTGTATCAGTGATTTCGGGGCCAATATTATGGCTTACCGAGAGCGTGGGCGGTTGAGGCATACCCCCTTTGTCCTTGGCCGCCCACTGCTCGGAGAGGAGTGAATCATGCATATGTTCGTTGCTAATGGTAGTCACCAAAATATTGATTTTCAATATAGATTGCCAAAATATAGATCATATCGTACACAAATGATTCCTATTGGGCAACAAATTAGACTTTCTGGTGAATTATCTAAAGATGAAATAGATATTATTATTGCACATCATTCTGTATATGGGATGGTTTCTTCAAAAGAAATAGCAAATTTTAAAGGTTTTAATATACCTTGTGTTTATTCTATTGATAATCCGATTCCTGCTGAGATTATCGTTGAACTTATTGTTCAGAATAGAGAATTTAATGAACAATTAGGTAAGAGACTTAGACAAGAAGCAGCAGTGGCTGTGAATTCAATTATTGAAAATAATACTACAGATACTTTGAAGAATTTAGAAATGACAATTGAAGAAATATCAACTAAAGAGCGCGATGCTACGTTTGCTGAAGGAATTAGAGTTACACGTGATAAGGAAAAGGGGGCACCGCAAGGTCCAGATAAGGGGTTGTTAGATTTTTCACTTTCTCGTAGGGTCAACAAGCCTACTTTTTGATAGGATGCTCACATGGCTATCGCTTATCTTACGGCTACGGCTAATGCTAGATTAGTAGCAACATTAACTGCTGCCGTTTCTGGACAATCTGTTGATGGTGGCGTTGGTAATGGTCAACTTGTTATTGGCACAGCCTCATTATCTGGCGCTACAGGTATTTTGGCTACTCTTACTTTAGCTAAACCTAGTTTTTCTATTGCGACAAAAGTTGCTACAATGCTTGGTATTCCTATTTCTGTTTCTGCATCGGGTACTGGAACTGCTGCATTGGCTGAATTAAGAGATAGCACTGGTACTAATTTTATTGTGACTGGATTAACAGTTTCTACATCTGGCGCTAATATTAACTTAGGTTCAACATCTATTACTTCTGGTCAAACTGTTACGATTACTGCTGGCACTATTACTAGTCCGTAAAACGAATGGCTGTTACTTTATTATATGGTGATACTGGAATTAGTGGTTCCAGCGGAGTAGCTCACGGATCAACGACAAGTAGTGCTGCCGCTGGTGGAACAATTGTTATTTTTCTTTCTTCGCAAACAGCGCCAATAGGTAACACAACAATAGTTGATAGTGCTGGTAATTCATATACGCTAGCTGGGCAATATACCGGCGGTGGGGATACAGCATCTGTTTGGCTCGCTTCTAATAATACACATACACTTAATTCTGGTAGCACGATAACAGTTACTGGTGCTGGAACCTATGCTGCTATCATTATATATGTTACAGGATATAATGGACCAGTAGATCGTTATACTGCTACTGCTGGAACTACTGGTACAACTCTTACAATTCAATCTAATGTACTTTTAGCTAACAATCTTTTACTTGGATATTGGGGTTATAATGGTAATACTGCATTTACTGAAGCGTCTGGATTTACTCAGATATATAATACTGCAACTGTAAGTATGGATGCTTCATATCATATAGCATTGTCAACTGCGAACGTAAATTATTCTCCTAGTTGGGCTGTTTCTGGTAGTTTTAATTCTCTATTAATTGGATTAACGCCAACAGGAACAAATCTTACACAAGTTCAGCTTATTAATTCTTCTCCTAATCCCTGGGTTTGTCCTTCTGGTGTAAATACTATTAAATTTGATTTTCAGGGTGCTGGCGGCAATGGTGCAGCTGGAACAACAGCTGCTTGTGGAGCAAGTGGTGGTAGTGGTTGTTGGGGACAATCTTCCGTAAGTGTAACACCTGGTAATACTTATCCATTCAATTGTGCTCCAGCTGGAACTCCTGCTGCTACATGGTTTGGTTCATCAACGACAATTGCCGCAGATTATGGACGCAATGCTAGTGGTACTACAGCAGGAGCAGGAGGTTTAGTAGCTAATAATTTTGGTATGATTATAGCTCTAGCTGGAACTGCCGGAATTGCTGGATCAGCGACGACTAATTTTCCTGGTGCTGCTGGGTCTGGGGCACCTGGTCCACAAGGTGTAGGTATTGCTGGTGGATCATTACAACTGACTGCGAGGGCAGGCGGTTCTGGTGGTAGCGGTAGCAATGGTGGTTTAATAGGTGCTACGGCCCCAGCAACGGCTGGCGGGGCTGGCGGCGTTGGCGGTAATAATTATACTAATTCTGGTGGTGGCATTGCTGGCGCTGCATCTGGTGGTGCAGGTGGTAATGGTACAGCTGGATTTGGCTCTGGTGGCGGCGGTGGTGGTGGAACGACTGTTACTAGTGCTACTGGTGGCATTGGTGGTAATGGATCAGATGATACCGTTAATACGACTTATGTGACATATGGTCCAGGCGGTGGAGGCGGAGGCGGTGGCGGTGCTGGAACTACAGGTCACGGTGGCGCTGGTGGCAATGGTGGAACTGGTGCCGGTGGCGGTGGTGGGGGTAGCGCGGCTAGTACTGGTGGAGCCGGTGGTCTAGGTGGTAGAGGTTCGATAACAATTTCTTATGTAACGCCAATACCAGATACGCTTGAAGGTGCTCCAATGCTTATGTTTATGTGAGTTTAAAATGGTTCGGAAAATTGTCTTTGAAAGCTATCTTTGTATTGATCATAAAGAGAGTCCTGGTTTTACGCCGGAACAAGCGCATAAAGTGGGATTAGGAATTGTTGCTGATCAAGTTGGTAAAGGAAAGAAATTTGAAACAGCAATGCTTATATGTAGTCATTGCCCAGCGCAAGTGATTAAGCGTCCAGAACGTGTACGCGCGCGCGGGCATTGTTATAAATGTGATCAATTCCTTTGTGATAATTGTGCAATTAAATATAAAATAGATGGTATCTGTTATACTTGGAAGCGACGACAAGAAGATTATCTTGAAACTGTTAGTTTTCGTGGAGGACTTTTTTAATGCCCACTCCATTTCTTTGGAATCCTGGGCCGAGCAACAATGGATTGTTGAATCCAGCCGCAAGTTTGATGACGACGGAGCTTCAAAGCCTTGCAAATAATGCTGTTATTATTTCATCAGTTGGTGGTACATCTGGTGTATTCAATAATTCTTTTACTGCTCAATCTGTATTGGCTGATCTGTTCTTTAACGTTGACAATCCTGGCATTGGAATTGCTCTAACGGCCGGAGCGGTGCTTTCAGGGTGGTGGCTAACTAGTTATGATGGAAGCACGTTCGAGAGTCAGACTGTGGCGGCTGCGCGCGCAGCCGACTTTGTTATTCCTATGCCAACTGCGATAATCGCAGCTGGTTCTGTTTATCGATCGCAGGGTTTTGTCACTTTACCTGCGCTCAGATATAAGGTATTAATTTTGAATAGTACTGGTCAACCATTTAGTAATGGCGCGACTACAGCGCCTGCACTCATCGTAGCACCTTATGCGCTACAATATTGACGCGCGACGATGACGCCGGGAGGTTTTGGTCTTCGCAATCCGCTAGCTTATCCTGCTGGGCGCGCTGCGGGGTTTGATCCTACTCATCCTGCCGCGCCAGGTTGCGTGGCATCTGTTGTTGCATCACAGGGCAATGTTATAAATCTTTTGACCGGCGCTAAGGCGACACTTGTTGGGACGCCAACGGCGGCGAATCTTGGTGGCTTAGGCCCATGTACTGGATACATCGCTGCTGGATCAGAATCAACAGTTTCAGTTCCGAGCGTATCGCCTTCGACCTTGACGCAAGCGGCGATTTTCCAAGTGCCTGCGATTGGTATTGCTCAAGGTTATCAGTTTATCATTGCTGCCCAAGGCAACAGCGGGATGTTTTACGTTTCGGCTGGCACAGGCACGCCGACGATGGGTTGGTTTCTCGGCGGCAACGCTGGATCTGGTTTGACGGTGCCGATCAATACGCCAGTGTTCATCGCTGCCAGCTACAATCGTGTAACGCTGTTTTTCGTGCTTGTTAATCTTTTGACGGGCGCGATGCAGACATCTTCGGTGGCGATTGCCACTGCGCCGGGGGCAAACGGCGGTATTGTGGCGTTCGGGAATGATCCTGCATCGAGTTCTGCTAGTATGTTGCAAGGCTATTTGGCGCGTGGCATGTATTCGCTTGGCTATGTGCCGCCAAGAGCGTTAATTGCGTGGGCTTACGATCCGTGGCTGTTTTGGCATCCACTTAATGTAATGGAGCGGCAACCTTTGGTAGGGGTATTTGTGCCACCACCACCTTCGATCTTTTTTGTAACTCGTCCTATGGGCTTCATATAAGGATCTGATCTATGTCTCGTAGAATCAATCAGTTTAATACTATGAATCCTACAGCATATGCAGATACTACTGCTATGGCTAGTGGTCTTTTTCCATTTATGATTAGAGGAGGTTCTGCCACACAAATTAGTTATATTTGGGAAATTAGTATTGGTGGACAAGCATCAGCTTCCGCAGTTATGATTATACAGCTAGCGATGGATTCAACATTAGCAGTTGGCACTAATTCATTAACTGTTGCACAAACTGATGCGCCATTGCATCCGGCAACTGCAACGTGGACTACACCTACGCCACCTGCTATTGGCACAACTAATGCTACTAGTGGCCCGCAACGTTCTTCAACATTGAAACTTTTTAATTTCTCGTTTAATGCTTATGGCGGTGGTGCCTTTTGGCGCGCCAATAGAGTAGATGAATGTGCCGCTGTTGTTGGTAATGCTGTTAACTTAGGAGAAATGACATTATCAGCATTTACTGGTACAGCTGCTACTACTCCGATTGGTGAACATGTTATTTATGAAACACTATGACTGATCATCCATTTTCTTCGCCAACACAGGCGCAATCTGCTCCAGTACAACTAGAATTGCCGTTGCCAGAATTAACTTCAAATACATGTCGATGTTGCAAACGACGTTTTGATCGTGAGCGCGCAACTAAGCATACGGAAGAAGAATTGATAGCTTTTCGTGCTTGGTTAATTATACCGCAAGATACAGAAATAATTGTTTGTGATAATTGTTGGCCGCAAATGTTTTTTGATCATAGATTGGTTTCTGCACTAGTTTTATGAGGATTAATTATGGCGACGGTCTTTCGTCGGCCGATTTATGTTCCTCGGCCAGACACTGATCGTCCCTGGCAATTTTATGAATATGCATATTTTGGCATTAGTCCTATTATATTATATCCACCATATTTACCAATTAGTGGTACATTAGCATATACGGAAGCGCCAGACACAGTAACATTTTCAGTAACTGTAGCAGATAGTGGTATTCTATCAGCAATAGAGGCACCAGATACAGTAGCATTTTCTGTAGCTATAAGTGGTATTGGCCCGAAAAGTTTTCGTATTCCTGTATCGTATATTGATGTTAGTGCTTCTTGGCAATTTTATGAATATGCATATTTTGGTATTAGTCCTGTTATATTATATCCACCACCTTTGCCGCCAATTAGCGGTACTTTATCAATAACTGAACTTCCAGATACAGTAGCATTCTCCGTAACTGTAGCTGATGTTGGCACATTATCGGTAACTGAACTTCCAGATACATTTTCGTTTTCTGTAGCTATAAGTGGTATTGGTCCAAAAAGTTTCCGTATTTCTATACCATATATTGATGTTAGTACTCCTTGGCAATTTTACGAATATTCATTTTTCGGTATTAGTCCTATTATATTGTATCCACCGTATTTACCAATTAGCGGTACTTTATCAGTAATAGAAGCACCAGATACTATAAATATTAATGGATCAATAGGTAATGCTGGTACATTAGCAGTAACAGAAGTAACAGATACATTTTCATTTACTGTAACTGTTGTTGATGCTGGTACATTAGCAGTAACAGAAGCTCCAGATACTGTAAATATTAATGGATCGATAGGTTCAGTTACTACTGGCACATTAGCGTATACAGAAGCGCCAGATACTTTTACTTTTAATGGAACTGTAGCGTTTGCTGGTACATTATCAGTAATAGAAGCGCCAGATATTGTAAATATTAATGGTAGTTTTGGTTGGATAGGTACATTAGCATATACAGAAATATCAGATACTGTAAATATTAGCGGAGCAATAGGTGCAATTGCTGGTACATTAGCGTATACGGAGACGCCAGATACTGTAAATATTAATGGATCTATAAGTGGCGTTGGTATAGTTTATGGTCCAATTAGTTTTCCTATTTTCATACCGCGTATTGATGTTAGTGCTCCTTGGCAATTTGATGCTTATCCACCGTATGGTATAAATCTTTCATTATCTGTTCCGCCTCCTAATACTGGTACATTATCAGTAATTGAAATACCAGATACAATATCTTTTGCTGTAACAGTAGCAGATGTTGGTGTATTATCGGTAATTGAAGTAGCAGATGCAATTTCATTTTCTGTAACGGTAGCAGATGTTGGTACATTATCAATAACGGAACTTTCTGATACATTTACTTTTGCTGTAACTGTAGCTGATAGAGGAACATTATCAGTAACTGAAATTGCAGATACTTTTACATTTGCTGGTACAGTAGTTACTAATGCTATATTATCAATAAATGAATCTACAGATGTATTTACATTTAATGGAAGCGCATATTGGCCAGCTACATTAACCTATACTGAAATTCCAGATACATTTTCATTTTCTGTAACTGTAGCTGATAAAGGAACATTATCTGTAATAGAAGTACCAGATACTTTTGCATTTACTGGAAATGTATATTGGTCTGTTATATTAGGATATACTGAAGCAGCAGATACATTCGCATTTACTGGAACAGTAGTTAATAATGGTACATTATCGGTAACAGAAGCATCAGATACTTTTACATTTGCTGGAACAGTAGCAGTTAATGGTACTCTTTCAATAGTAGAAGTAACAGATACAATATCACTTTCTGTAACAGTAGCTGATGTAGGTACTTTATCAGTAATTGAAATACCAGATACTTTTACTTTTACTGGAACCGTAGTTTGGACTGGTACATTAGCATATACTGAAATTGCAGATACTTTTACATTTACTGGAACTGTAATTAATAATTGCATATTATCAATAGTAGAAACGCCAGATACAGTAACAATTGCTGGAACTGTAGCGTGGATTGGCACATTATCGATAACAGAGGCGCCAGATACAGTAACAGTTACTGGAATTATAGGCAACGCTGGTATATTATCAACAATTGAAGCTCCTGATATTGTATCATTTACGGTAATAGTAGCTGATATAGCTACGTTAGCATATATTGAAGTAGCAGATACTATAGTTGTTTCTGGAACTGTAGCTTGGACTGGAATATTAGCATATACAGAAGTACC